AAAAGATAGAATAGTAGATTTAAAAACTACAACAGACATAAAAGGTTTTCCTTATGCTGCTAAGAAATATGGATATGATGTACAATGTTATTTGTACTGTAATCTATTTGATGTGGGATATGAGCAATTCAAATTCTTAGTAATGGACAAAGGAAGTTTAGACTTAGGTATATGGGACTGTTCAGAAGAATTTTATTTAGAAGGTAAAAGAAAAGTAGAAAAGGCAGTAGACATATTTGAAACCTTCTTTGTTAATGGAGCTGCATTAGATGATTACATATTAACTGGAACATTATAATTAATTAAAATAAAAACAATATGAAAACAAAAAGAATTAAGAAAGGTACATTTACACCTAACTATCAAATTAAGGATTTGAAAAAAGCTAAAGTAAATAGAGATTTATTTGTAAAACATTCAGAAAACTTTGACAAGAAACTCAATAAATATGGATGGCTCTTGCCAATTACAATATCTGCAAGTGGTTTAATATTAGAAGGACAACATAGAGTTGAATCTGCTAAAAGAATGAAACAAAAAACAATTCCTGCATATATAGTTGACTGGTTAAATGATGATAGTGAATTAGAAGTTTTAAATACAATAATAAGTTTAAATAATTCTAATAGGGGTTGGAATACAATAAATTATTTAAAATCTTTTAGTCAACATAATGAGGACTATAAAGTTGTGTATGATGAAGTATTAAAAAATAAAAACACTATTACTGCAGGTAATATGATACACATATATTTTGGTAGAACTGTAGGTGTTTTTAAACAAGGTGAAGCTAAAATATTGAATATAGAATTTTCAAAATATCTTTGCAAGAATATATCTGCTTTAGTAACAAAATATGGTAAAACTAAAATACAAGCCTATCAAATAAGAGAAATGATTATTGTAGGAAATGTAAAAGCAAAAGGCAATATTCAAATTATGGATTATTTATTTAGAGAATATGATAAAATGGCTCAGGGAAATCATCCTGCTTTAACATCTATATCAGAATTTAGACCTTATATTGAAAATGAATTAAACACCTATTTATCTCTTGTAAAATGATAAACATTTACAATCAAGACTGTATGGAGGCAATGATGGAAATGTCAGACAATCAATTTGACTTAGCTATTGTTGACCCTCCTTATGGGATTGGTTTTGGAGAATTTAATAGAACAAATAAAGATAGTACAGGAAAAAGATATAAAGCTAATAAATATAAACAAGGTGATTGGGATACTAATATACCAAAAGATATGTATTTTAAAGAGTTAATTAGAGTAAGTAAAAATCAAATAATATGGGGAGGAAATTATTTTCCTTATATATGGAAAAATGGTTGCAAGGGATTTATATTTTGGTATAAAGGAAATCCTGTGCCAAATTTTTCAGATGGAGAATTAGCTTGGACTTCTTTTAATAAAGTTGCAAAACAATTTGATTATAGATATTATGGTGGATTAGAAGGTAAAACATCTGCATCAAATAAAATACATCCTACTCAAAAACCAATATCTTTGTATGAATGGTTATTAATGAATTATGCAAAAGAAGGAGATACAATATTAGATACTCATTTAGGAAGTGGCAGTATTGCAATAGCTTGTCATAATTTAGGATATGATTTAACAGGATATGAAATAGACAAAGATTATTATGAAGCTGCTAAGAAACGAATAGAACAACATAAACAACAAATAAGAATGTTTTGAAAGAACTAATAAAAGACATAGACATCATAATAGATGCTATACATATAGGAGATACAGAAGATGCAATAGATATGCTTCAGGAGATACAAAGAGAATTAAAAATTAAATTATTATTATTATGAAAAAGAGAGCTTACGATATAGCAAGACAAATATGCAACCTTGCAGAATTAAATGTATTTGAGAATACTAGAAAAAGAGAATATGTAGAAGCTAGGTCATTGGTTTCTTTGGTTCTTTATAAATACCTAAATATATCATTAACAAATATAGCAAGGTTCTTCAAAAACAATGGAAAGAATATGCACCACGCTAATGTATTGCATTTGATTAGAAGCTATGATACTTATAAGTTCTACAACAAGAACCTGGACAAGTGGCTAGATATGATTATAAATGAAATTGATGATGTGGGAAATGAAAACAAAAGAACTCTCATTAAACATCGTATTAAGTATCTTACCAATAACGACATAGACGAATTAGCACTCTATACAGAGGATATGTATAATAAAGTTCTACAAAAAGAGGAAGTGTGAAAATATTAAATCTATATGCTTGTCTTGGAGGTAATAGATATAAGTGGGGAAATGACCACGATATTACAGCTGTAGAATGGGATGAAGAACTTGCAAGACTTTACCAAGAAAGATTCCCTAATGATACTGTAGTTGTGGGAGACGCTCATCAATACTTATTAGACCATTACAAAGAATATGATTTTATTTGGTCAAGTCCTCCCTGTCCTTCTCACTCAAGAGCAAGATATTGGAGAAGTAGTAACTATGAAACAATTAACAAACCAGTATATCCTGATTTAAAATTATATGAAGAAGTTTTATTTTTAATGCATTACTTTAAAGGTAAATGGATAGTAGAAAATGTAATTCCATACTATGAACCTCTTATTCCTGGAAATAAAAAAGGAAGAAACATTTACTGGAGTAACTTTGTTTTACCAAATGACTTAAACAACAGAGACGTAAAAGTTTGTCAAGGCAAAGATGAATTAAATAGACTATGTGAATTTCATAAAATAGATTTATCTACTTATAAAGGGAAACAGCGTAAAGATAAAATAGCAAGAAACCTTGTAGATTATGAGGCAGGTAAAACAATATTAGATACTGTAATGGGAATAAGGACAAAACAAAATATAAATCAAACAGAATTATTTTAAAAATTTAATTTTATTTTCGATATATAGATATACAAAAGATTAATTAATTAATTTATATTAATTCTATGGATGGTAGAAAAAACAATGGTGGACATTCAACAAAAGGTAAAGCAGGTAGAAAACCTAAACAAGAAGAAGTACAATTAATAGAGAAACTTACTCCTTTAGAACCTTTAGCATTTGAAGCTCTTAAAGATGGATTAGAGAAAAAAGACTTTAAGTTTGTTCAGCTTTACTATAATTACTTTGCAGGTAAACCAAAAGAAACAAAGGATATAACTATTAACGAAGATGTACCTTTATTCATTGATTAATGTTTACAAAAACAGAAGCAGTAATAAAACTAAGACTATTAGGTAAAAGAATAAGAATAGTAAGAGGAGGTTCTTCTGCAGGTAAGACAATAGCTATTTTAATGATACTTATTGACTATGCTATTAGAAACAGGAACAAAGAAATAAGTGTAGTAGCAGAATCAGTCCCACACTTGCGTAGAGGAGCTCTAAAGGACTTTCTTAATATACTTAAGGCAACCAATAGGTACGATGAGAGAAAGTTCAACAAATCAACTCTAAAGTACCAATTCAGTTCTGGGTCTTATATGGAGTTCTTCTCCACAGACCAGCCTGATAAATTAAGAGGAGCAAGAAGAACAGACTTATTTATAAACGAATGTAATAACATTCCTAGCTTTGAAGTGTATCAACAACTTGCAGTTAGAACATCAGGAACGGTGTGGTTAGATTACAATCCAAGTAATATATTCTGGGTAGATAAAGAACTAATAGGACAAGAAGATACTGACTTCCTCACATTAACATATAAAGACAATGACAGCTTACCGGCTTCAATAGTAAAAGAAATAGAGAAAGCTAAAGATAAAGCTAAGACATCTACTTACTGGGCTAATTGGTGGAAAGTATATGGACTAGGAGAGATAGGTAGTTTAGAGGGAGTATGTATTCCTGATTGGAAGTACATTGATAATATTCCTTATGAAGCTAGATTACTTTGTGGAGGATTAGACTTTGGATATAGTATAGACCCTAGTACGATTATCTTATTATACAAATGGAACAATGCTTACATATTTGATGAGATACTATATAGAAAAGGAATGCTTAATAGAGATATAAGTAGATTTCTAAAAGACAATAACATTACTACTCACATTTGGGCTGATAGTGCAGAACCAAAATCAATAAATGAAATCAGAGCTTATGGACATAAAATATCAGGAGTTACAAAGGGGAGAGATAGTGTGATATACGGTATCAACTTAATAAACCAAAATGAAATCTATGTAACCTCTAGGTCTAAGAATCTAATCAAAGAACTACAAGGATATGTATGGGCTAAAGACAAAGAGGGTAATAACATACAGAAACCTACAGGTTCTCATCCTGACTGTATTGACTCTTGTAGGTATGCACTTATGATGCAATTAGAGAATCCTAATAGAGGTAGATATACTATTCAATAAAAAAAAGTTATTAAAATTTGTTAATTAAATAAATAGTTGTATATTAGCAATATGAAACAAGCTGATAAAAAACTAATAAAGACATTACTAAAGCTTCACAACAAAAAGGAGATATCTGCTAAAACTTGTGCTGATACAATCTTTAGAATCATAAAGAATCAATGAAAGAGATATATGTTAAAAGAATAACTACAAGTGCTTTAGAAATGCCTGTAGAAAAAAGAAAAGAATTAATAATAGAATTAACTAAATCATTACTAAAAAAATAATTATGTTTAAACCAATAATAAGATTCATCAAGGAAGATAA